GGCTACGGCGACGGCGACGGCTCGCCAACATATTGGCTCGCCACAGTACCACATTTCGCCGCGAAATGGGCGGCGGAACAGCGTACGCGCCTAGCAGAACTGCAAAAAGCCGGCGCGACGATCGCATTCTGGCGCTCGGACGCAAATGGTCGCCCGTGCAATGGCGGCAAGGGCGATCCCGTCAAGCCGGGGACGGTCCAAACACTGCCGGGACCGCTCAAGCTCTGCACCAAAGATGCGCTTCACGCCACGCTCAAGCCGACGAAATGGAAAGGCGAGCGCTGGTGGATTGTGGCACTCACTGGCGAGGTCGCTTCCGACGATGACAAGTTCGGTGCGCTCTCCCGTGAGATTATCGGCGAGGCACTATGACCCGAGACGTGCTGGGGAGAGGGAGTGAGGGAAGTGGAGGAGGAGGAATGATGGCGATGCCGCAAGAGCGGCCCGGGTGCTACTCGCCTTCGGCTCCCTCGGCCGCTGCGCGTCCTCGCCCTGCGGGTGACGCCCCCTATCGCGTTCTTTCCCTCTTTGCTGGCATCGGCGGTTTCGACCTCGGCCTGGAGCGCGCCGGCGGCTTCAAGACCATAGCGCTATGCGAGATAGACCCGTTCTGCCAACAGGTGCTGCGCAAGCACTGGCCCGATGCGCGCCACCGCGGCGACGTTCTGATGTGCATTTTCGAGCGAGGCGAGGCCGATGTCATCGTGGGCGGATTCACCTGTCAAGATATCAGTCTCGCGGGGCGAGGCGCCGGCATTACCGGCAGCCGTTCGGGACTCTGGCGGGAGCTACTTCGAGCCATTCGCTTGGTACGACCGCGCTACGCGATCGTGGAGAACGTGGCAGCGTTGCTTGGTCGAGGGATGGGCGATGTTCTCGGAGACCTGGCCGCGGTCGGGTATGACGCGGAGTGGCATTGCGTACCGACGGGCTACGCCTTTGGGCACGAACGCGAGCGGGTTTTCATTATTGCCCACCCTGACAGCGAGGGACTGGCGCGCTCCGGGCAATCTGGAGAGGCAGTGGAACAAGCCCGCCAGGCAGTCGCGCGGGAGCTGGCCGCTACCTGTTTTTGTCGGCCAGGCCCTCCACCCGAACTGGTGCGAAACGTTCGTGGGATTCCCAATCGGATGGACCGAATTAGAGCCCTCGGCAATGCGGTCGTCCCGCAAGCCGTCGAAGCAATAGGGCGCGGTCTCCTTGCGCAAGCGGGCGAAACCGGAGGCGGAGACGCGCCTTCGCGGCTCCGTGCGCAGCATGAGCACGCGGTGGCCGAAGGCCATGCGCCATTACCAAATCCTCGCCCCTGAGGTTCCACAGATACCACGATGGGAGAAGCAGAATATGCTCGGTTACGGTGACACTCTGGAATATGTCCGGCGCTGCGAAGGCAGCTTTGGCGTCACGATCATGCAACTCGCCGAGCGGTTCGATGTCAGCCCCGCCGAAGCTAAGGGCGTCGTGGAGCAGATGATTGCGACCGGCGAACTGACCGAGGGCGGCATCGATTACGGCGGGACGCGCCTGTTCAAGGCCGCCAAAACCAAGGCCGTACAAACTCCCGAGGAACACGCCGCCGAGATTATCGACTGCTGGACTTCGGCCGGACTGATCGTCACCGGCCATCGCAGCATCAGGAGTTATCGCGCCGCGCTGGTTGAGGACATTCGCGCAGCCGAGCGCCGCGGCGAAGCTCGCGCCAAAGCCGCCTCCCGCTGAGATTCCATCCGAGGGGAGCAGAGAGGAGACAAGAGCATGAGTGAATTACCGCCGCTGAACGGCAGCAAGACGCACCCGCTACCCGAGCATGCGCTGAACTGGCTGCGCACGATTGAGCGGTTGCCGGTGCCGCGCCAGGACATCAACCCGGGCGTCGCCAACCGCCTCCTGCGCGGCGGCTTGGTCGAGGAAGTTCAGTTGCCCAGCCCGTACCGCTCAGTCACGGGCAACGTCACGCATCTCAGGATCACAGACGCCGGTCGCGAAGCGGTGAAGCCATGACCAAGTCCTCTCCCGTTCCTCTGACGCGCAGACTCTCAGAAGAAGAGATTAGAGAAGTCAGACAAAGGCTTTGGAAAACGGATCTGGGCCGCTGGCGTCCGAGAGTGCCGCTGTCGTCGGTTGTTTTCGATGACGCGCCGCGACCGAGAACGCCGTCGCAGCCGACCCGCGAGAACATTCCAGCGAGGATATTGTGACCGACCGCCCCATCATCTTCTCGGCGCCGATGGTCCGCGCGCTGCTCGACGGCCGCAAGACACAGACGCGGCGGCTTGCGTCGGCATTCGCTTGGCAGCGCGTGCAGCCCGGCGACCGGCTGTGGGTGCGCGAGGCCTTTAACACCTTCGGCGGCGGCGATCCTGGCGTGCTCGTATGGGCGGCCGACTGGCGGGAGAACGCCAAGGCGCGCGGGCTCGACAATATTCCAGAGACTGAGCCGAAGTGGCGTCCATCCATCCACATGCCGCGCTCGGCGAGCCGGCTAACGCTCACCGTGACGGACGTGCGCCGGCAGCGACTGCAAGACATCACGCGCGGCGACGCCAAGGCCGAGGGCGTGCCGCGTCTGCACCCTATTGCCGACGACGATCCGAGCACGCCGATAGATGCCTTCGGCGACCTTTGGGACGCGCTGCATGGCGAAGGCGCGTGGGACGCCAACCCCGAGGTCATTGCGCTCACCTTCACCGTCGAGCGGCGCAAGATCGATCTTGCGCAAGCGGGCGAAGCCCGAAGGGCGGAAACCGCTCTTGCGGGTTCCGTTCACGAGCAAAGCAATGAATAGCCTAGGGGAAGCTGATGATGGTGGCGGGAGTGATTCTGAGCGCGCCGATTGTCGGCGGAATGCTCGGCGAGCTGGCGTTTGCGGTGTGGGAGCGCATGCCGTGACATTTCTGACGTATCGCTACCGCCTCAAGGACCGAACCGGCCGCAAGCTGCTACGGCAGCAAGCGTGGGCGTGCAATCAGGTATGGAATTGGTGCGTAGCCCAACAGAGAGATACCGAGGGCCGCTACATCCTGCGTCTCGGGCGCGGTGTCGCGCCTCCTGTGGAGGGAAGCCGGGAGTGCCCGATGAGCGGCAACCGGATAGGCACAATCTCCCTCATCGGGACGCATTTGAATCAGCGGGGCATAACATGAGCTTGACCCTGGAACAGCGGAAGGCCCGTGACGGCAAGCTCACCGCGTCTCGCATCGCCTGCCTGATGACCGGCAACGCCGAGAAGATCATGGACCTGTGGCGCGAGATGGTTGGCGATCCCTCCTACGTGGACGAGGACTTGTCGGGCGTCTGGCCGGTGCAGCTTGGCTCCGCAACCGAGCAACTGAACCTGGACTGGTACGAGCGCAAGACCGGCCGCAAGGCGACCTGCCGCGGCGAGGTCGTTGTGCATCCTATCCATACCTACGCCGCCTGCACCTTGGACGGATACGACTCCGAGATTGATGCGGTGATCGAGTGCAAGCACGTCGGCGGCTTCGAGCCGCGCGCGACGGTGATCGCCCGTTACATGCCGCAAGTCCAGTGGCAGATGATGGTCACGGAATGCACCCGGGCCGTACTCTCAATTGTTGAGGGTGCTAGGGAACCGGCGATCGAGGAAATCGCCTATGACGCCGCTTATTGCAGCGAGCTATGGGCGCGCGCTGCGGCATTCATGCTGTGCGTGCAGACGCTCACCCCGCCCGTCGCGCTGCCCTCTGTAGCGGCGCCGGCAGCGAAGCCAGCCAAGGTCTACGACATGGCCTCATCGAATGCGTGGGGCGAGCACGCTGGGATATGGCTGGCGCACCGTGACGCGGCAAAGAAATTCGACGGCGCCACCAAGGAATTGAAGGCGCTGGTCGCTGCCGACGCGGCGAAGGCGCATGGACACGGCATCGTCGCGGTCAGGGATGGCCGCGGCGTGACAATCAAGGAGGCATGAGCATGGCACAGCAAGCAGTCGCGTTGCGGCCGGAGGCGGCACCGTCCCGGTTTACTCAGGAACAGGTCGATCTCGTCAAGCGGACCATCTGCAAAGGCTCGACCGATGACGAGTTCCGCCTGTTCATGTATCAGGCGGAAAAGACCGGCCTCGATCCGCTCGCCCGCCAGATCCACGCGGTCAAGCGATGGGACAACAATCAGGGCCGCGAGGTCATGTCGATCCAGACCAGCATCGACGGCTTCCGGCTCATCGCCGAGCGGAGCGGCAAGTACGCCGGGCAGGCCGGCCCCTATTGGTGCGCCGACGACGGTATCTGGCATGACGTATGGGTATCGGACAAGGCGCCCGTGGCGGCACGTGTCGGGGTGCTGCGCGTCGATTTCAAAGAGCCGTGCTGGGGCGTCGCCCGCTTCAAGTCCTATGCGCAGACGAAGAAGGACGGCACGCCGACGCGCATGTGGGCGACGATGCCGGACGTGATGCTGGCGAAATGCGCGGAAGCCTTGGCCTTGCGCAAGGCGTTCCCGCAGGAGCTCTCCGGCCTCTACACGGGCGACGAGATGGATCAGGCGACGACGGCCGCTCCGACTCCC